CTCAACTCTATATGAGGGCATAAACTATTCTCTAGAATTTATTACACCAGAAAAAGCACAATTTTATCTGGAAAAAAACTTTGAGAATAACCGCAAGATTAGTAGAAATAATCTTGAAGAATTAAAAAGAGAGATGAAAAACAGTCGTTTCATCTTATCTGACTCTGCTATCTGTTTTGATACAGAAGGTGTTTTGGTCAATGGTCAGCATAGATTACTTGCTGTTGTCCAAACAGGAATGACGCAGCCATTTCTTGTTGTTAAAAATATGCCTAGCAAATCCAAACAAATAATGGATGTTGGTAAGTCTAGATGTATGTCTGATCGTATTACTGTTAGTGGTGTCAGGATCAGTAGAAGAGACTGTGCGACTATAAGACACGCTATGGCTAATCTTGGACAAACAACTGGTACTGAACAATATGCTAGACCATGCCATGATTCCATAGTTGCTGAAACTTATTTAAAACATAATCAGTTTCTTTATCTTATGAGCAAGGTTTGTCCTACTAATGCAACAAGAGTTAGATCATTTTTTCTTGGAGCAGCATTAAAAATTTATGCTGAAATGACTTATAACGGTCAGATCACAAGAAATAAAAAGTATAACCATACAATGAATCCTAAAGAAAGAGCATTGCATTGGTTAAATATTGTCACTACAGGTATGGCAAGTCCTATTGATGGTGTTGATAGAGATATTAAGCCATGTGATAGAGCAGCACAGATTATTTTTACCAAGTCCTGTGATAGTAATCTTAAAAGATCATTTTGGAGTAGTGCTGAAGCCTTTGCTCTTACTGTTAGAGCAGCCCATAACTTTATGATTGGTTTAGATACTCAGTATCTTAAAATTCCAAAAGATGATCCTTTCAGAGATTTCATAGAATTACCTTCCACCAATAAAATAATGACTATGACATCAAATTGATACTACAATGTTTTTAACTACTTTTTTTCAATGAATAATAAAGAAGAAAATCTACAGCGATTGACAATTCAGATAACAAAACATCAGTATAACTTGTTGAAATATCATGCTGGTCCTGGTGTTTCTATTTCTTCTCTTGTAAGAAAAGCACTTGATACTCACTTTGCTGATGCAGAGGATGCTCTTAAAGAAAAATACTTTGAAGCAGCAGAGTATGAACAGTATGAAAAATATATGCTTGCTCAAGAAGCAGCAGGTATTAAAGAAGATCCTGTAGTGGCTGATGCAAGTGTTCTTTTTTA